ATGAGTGACGAGACAAAAGAGGTCAACATGACCGAAACCGAGAACGAGAACAACGTTGCAGAGCTGCGTGAGACTAACGCCAACCTCCTCGCCGAGCGAGACAATCTGATGGGGGAACGAAAGGAACTCCAAAACAAGATTGCCTCACTGGAGGAGAGACTGGATAGCGAGAAGAGAGACCGCAGCCGTATCTACCAGTGGTACATGAAGGAGCAAGACAAGGTGCGTGCCCTCGTACTCATCATCAAAGCGATGAAGAGCGACTCCGTGACCATCGACCAAATTGTCGAACGCATCACCAAAGCGGTATAAGTCCATTTCTGCCGTAGCTCAGACAGGAGAGCGCCGGGCAGAGTCCCGGAGGGCGTTGGTGCAACTCCAACCGGCAGACCAAAGCAAGCCCGTAAGGGCAACAGCAGAGTTCCTTGAAATTTTGGTTTTTCCGCATGATACTGCTGATGACTGCACGTCGGCAAGTCAAGCGATGAGCGAGCATGATAGTACCGCCATGCCATGAGCCGTGCGCCGCAGCGATGCCGAGCAGCGGGGAGCAGTAAGGCAATAAGGAGCAATCCCGAGCCAGCGAGAGGTCGTGCGAGCGAAATTCCCGAGCAGCCAACTCGGGTGCCGGCGGGCGGCGGCATCTTGTGACCGTCCGAAAATGTTTAACCAACAATGCAGACAATAAGAGCAGAACAAAGCTCACAACAATAATGTGGCTGTAACATTGGCGGGGCACCCAGGGCGAGTGCCGCCACAAATCGCCCTGCACGGCGGTGTACAACCAAGAGGTTAAGGTCTCGGGCGCGACCATACGTCCGACGCGGTTCTTTTACCGCTTCGCAGGTTCGACTCCTGTCGCCGCCTCCAATTAATCACAAATCGCAAACAAAATGGAAACGACATTAGACAAACTGTCAGTAATAGACCAGCTGCGTCAAATGGACGTAGGGGAAGTTTTGAAATTTCCTGCCGGGCGTTCGCCTTACCTGCGCAACCTCGTCAGTCAGCGTCTCATCAACGAGAGGCTTGAGGGGCAAGCATGGACAGTGAACCTTGACATGGAGAATGGTATCACAATCGTAACGAGGACGGCGTGATGGAACGGCAAGCAATCGAAAATCGGTTGCTCGGGAACATCCTCGCAGTGACCTCGACTATGACTGTCGGAAAAACGAAAGCCGCACGTATAGTAGGCGGAGAGCGTAAACTTCAGCGACTTCACCTGTCGGGTGCTATCGAGTGCGCCGGCAAGGTGAACGCTCAAAATGCAAAATGGCGATACAATCTCGCCCAGGTCTTGCAGCATTGCAGGCCTGCAAAATAGTGTCACACAAGTCAAACATCTAATTTCAAAGACAATGAAATCATTTCTAACAACAATCATCGCAATCGTACTGTTCTGCTCGGTGTTCTTCACGCCGTCAGACGACGCGCCTCTCGGCATCTTCATCTTATGGTCTGCATGGTGCTGCCTTGCACTCTACATCGTTAACCGCATCATCAAGATGACCGACAAGGAGAGCGAAAAGAACTAAAAAAAGGCTCTTGCTCACAGGAGCCAGGACGCAGGTTGATTTCTGCCATACAATCAATCACAAGGGTTAAGCGCTGTGAAGCGTAAAAGCCCGACCGCAAACTCTTATACCTGCTGTCCTGCCTGGTTCGATCCAGGATGAGCCACGACGTGTGTTTTCATGTATTTGTTTTGAGTTTTAGTTGTTATGTTAATGAGTGCCGGCGGCCGTGGCGGTCTTCGGCACTTTTCTAAAGTCTTGACAAATCTTGACAACATCGTTAAACTACGTTGGATGAGGCAAAAAGGAGTTCAATCTGTTTGCACATTCAGCTTAAAATCGATAACTTTACAGTGTAATAAACAATAAGTCAAACATTTAATTCATTCAATTATGGAAGAGAAAAAAAAGAGCGTGTTCGACACGCTAAACGCTATCAACGTGCAAGAGCACGTTGAGGTCAAGGACACTGGACGTGTCAAACTGAGTTACCTCTCATGGGCTTGGGCATGGGCAGAAGTAAAGAAAGCCTATCCCGAGGCATTCTACACCATCTACGAGAACAAAGACGGGCTGTTTTATCACACCGACGGCAAAACCGCGTGGGTTAAGACTGGTGTCACCATCGAGGGCATCGAACACATCGAGTACCTGCCCGTGATGGACAACCGCAACAACTCCATCACCCTTGACAAGCTAACCAGCTTTGACGTGAACAAGGCCATTCAGCGCAGCCTCACGAAGGCTTGCGCCCGTCACGGCCTCGGGCTCTACATCTATGCAGGCGAAGACCTCCCCGAGGAAGAGGCCAAGCAGGCAAAGAGCGACATGGAGCAGAAGATTGCAAAAGCTGTCGCCGCCATGAGAGCTGTCAAGAGCCGTGAGGAACTTGAGCAGGTGTGGCGCACATGGAGCAATCAGATACCATGTGCCGACGGCACAGAGTTTAACAAGGCCACCCGTGAGATGGCACAGCAATTCCCTAATCCACAATAAGCCATGATTTCGAAAGCAGATTTAAAGCAGTCGGAGGTAGTGTTTAACGAGTTAGCTCACACCTACCTCCGTGGCGACACGGAGCTGTCGGGCATCACTGGACTAATCCACGCAGTGCTGCTGCTGGGCGTCTATCCCGACGCAAGCGATTATGTGAAAAAGGTGCAGATACCCAAGGCTGGGTATTACGGCACCTGCGTGCATAAATCTATACAGACTTGGGACGAGCTGGGCATTGAGATGACCCAGTTCCCCGAGAAGGAACACCCCACCGCCGGCATCTTGCCCGCCCAGGACGTGAGTGCCGAACTTGCCTACTACCGCAAGGTGAAGCCTCGCAAGTGCAAGACCATTGCCAATGAGTTCACCGTGGACTACGGCAACTTCGCCTCGCAGATAGACTGCGTGTGGGGCGACGAGGACGGCAATATCTACCTCGTTGACCACAAGACCAACAACCTCGACTACTACCCCGGTGGTGCCGAGGGGCTGAAAGAATACCTCTCATGGCAGCTGTCCTGCTACGCCGTGATGTTCGAGAAGCAGACCGGGCTCAAGGTCAAGGGGCTATTCGGCAACTGGTTGCGCAAGGGTGCCGGTGAGCTGTGGCGCATTGAGCGCAAGCCCGATGAGCAAGTGCAAAAGCTGCTCTCCACAGAGATACAAAAGCAAGACTGGGGAGGCTTCACCTACTACAACCCCGAAATGCAGGTGACTGCCACAAAGGTCGAGGAAGTCAAGCCAGTGGCCACCGCTACCGACGCACTCGCCGTTCCTGTTGACGTGGTAAGCGCTATCACCGCCCTGCTGCGGGCCGAGAAAGCCGCCAAGGCGATGAAGGAGAAGCTTCGTGAAATCATGGAGGCCGCTGGTGTCTCCAAGTGGGAGTGCCCCGAGTTCACGGCCACCATCGGGAAGCCGAGCGAAACGACCACATTCGACTCAACGGCTTTGAAGAAGGCCGACCCCGAGACCTATAACAAGTTTCTCAAGACAACCACCCGCAAGGGAAGTTTCAAAATCACAGCAAAATAACAATTACATTATGTCAGTAAATCGCGTAACGTTACTTGGCAACGTGGGCAAGCAGCCCGAAATCAGAGAAGGGGCAGGTGGAGCCAAGTTCGCCACCTTCAGCCTCGCAACCACCGACCGCGCATATACGAAGCGAGACGGAACGCAGGTGCCAGAGCGCACCGAGTGGCACAACATCGTAGCCAACGGCAGCGTGGTGGGGATAATCGAGCGGTATGTCACCGCCGGTACCAAGCTCTACATCGAGGGCAAGTTGAGGACGCGCAAGTACACCGCAAGGGACAACACCGAGCGCAGCGTCACCGAGATTTACCTCGACAACATGGAACTGCTCGGAGGCAAGCATGAGCAGCCTCAGCAGGGCACCAATCCTCCTTTCTACAACCAACAGCGTTACCAGCAGAGCCAGGATAACTGGGGCGGTAACGACAATGTGCCGTACTGATATGGCAAAGGTTGTTGAGTTTGACCGCTTCAAGGTCATCAAGGCCTCAGCAAAGGAAATGTTTGAAGCCGTAGGGTCGCCCGGCATCTGCGACTATTGCAGCGAGCGGCCCAAACACGGCTACTACATTGCAGTGCTGAACAAATGGTACTGCCCCAAATGCTGGGAGAATTTCAAGAAACGTGCAGTATGGTATCCCGAGGACGCGATGGTTGAGAACAGAAACTTCGAGTACTATTCAAAACTGCTTGGATTATGATAGTACACCTGCATAAAGAGAACGGCCACGTCACCGACCAGCGTACCCTCGACAGCGTGTGTGGGTTCCTGCCTAATGGTGACTATGTGGCCACCATCGAGCCGAAAGCGACATGGGAGCGCAAGAAGCCACGCACGCTTAATCAAAACGCGTTGTTTCATGTGTGGTGCAGATATATTGCTAAAGCACTCTACGAGTACGCAGGCGATGAGAACTGGACTGCAGACACGGTAAAAAAGTTCTTTGCTTACCGATTTGGTGAAGGGAAGTTCACTCCCAGCGGAGAACCCTACCACGAGATTGTTGAGACTTCCAAACTCAACAAGAAGCAGATGACAGAGTACATGAACAAGATTCAGGCCTACATGCTTACCGAGTGCGGTATTCGTGTCCCTCTGCCTGAAGATGAAATGTTTAAGGATTTTCAAATGGAATATGACAAATGAAACAGGTTGTTGAAAAATGGGTGGTAGCACCTGGATTTGATGGCTACTACGAAGTCACCTTTGGAAAATAGGTAATCGAAGCGATTAAGCACTCTACTCATAGGTAATAACCTCGTTGTCTTGACAAGAAATAGTAATCAAATGCTACATTTTCATTATCATATCCCACACGGTGGCCGCGAGGCATAAGGGTGGGAGCTACAACTCATATACTTGTTTTATACTTTCATATTTATACTTTTAATTGTTACATACGCGCCAAGCCCGTGAGGGTGCAGCGCTTTCAAGGGTGAGTGACAAAAAGGGCTGACGTCGGAACGATGCCCGTTAATAATAATTCATTTTTTTGTTGTCAATGGTGTGTAATTAGCAAGTCTCCAGGTTCGACTCCTGGCTCACCCACAAGTCAAATTTTAATTCATTCATGGTTTCAAGTCGGGCAACTCCGAGGGTAAGGAGCTACGCTTAACTAAAGGCGTAAATCGTTGGTTCGACTCCAACCCCGACTACTGCCGCAAGGCTACAAGTCAAACATTTTATTCACCAAAAATGAAATATACACTGAGACCATATCAGCAAGAAGCGAGTGACGCGGCTGTCAAGTTTTTTAACGACAAGACAACCGCAAAGCACAATGGGCTGCTCATTCTCCCCACCGGCGCCGGCAAGTCGCTCGTGATTGCCGACATCGCCAGCAAGATTGACGAGCCGCTGCTGGTGTTGCAGCCTAACAAGGAAATATGCGAGCAGAATGTAGCCAAGTTCGCCTCCTACGGATACTCCGACTACGGCATCTACTCTGCGAGCCTCAACCGCAAGGAGATTAACCGCATCACATTCGCCACCATTGGCAGCGTGATGAGCCACTTGGACGATTTCAACGTGTTCCATAAAATCCTCATCGACGAGTGCCACCTGGTCAATCCTCGTGGTGGCCAGTACAAGGAGTTCATCGAAGCCGTCGAGGGGCGGCAGGTGATAGGCCTCACTGCCACACCTTACCGCCTCGGGCAGACGATAGACCCAAAGACTATCAACAGCAAGTGGAAGAAATACGGCTCAATCCTCAAATTCTTGACGAGGACGCGCCCGAGAGTGTTCGACCAAGTACTTTATTATTGTCAGGTAAAGACGCTGTTAGAGGGCGGTTTTCTGGCGAAATTGAGGTACTTTGACATGAATGCGCTGGAGCTGGATCGCGTTAAGCTCAATTCCACGGGTGCAGACTACGACGATGAGAGCCTTTTCAAGGAGTTCGAGCGGGTGGGCTTCTTTGAGTACACCCTCAACATCGTCAAGCGCGTCATGCGCCCGAAGGACGGCTCACTTCGCCACGGAATACTGGTGTTCTGCCGTTTCGTCGAGGATGCCGAGCGCCTCGCCGACGAGCTTTGCGGCTTCTGCGAGGTGGTGTCCGGTGCCACGCCCAAAAAAGAGCGCGAGGCGATACTGGAGCGTTTCAAAAGCGGCGAGACCGAGGTGGTCGCCAACGTGGGCGTGCTCTCAACCGGCGTAGATTTCCCTGCGCTGGACACAATCATTTTGGCGAGACCTACGATGTCGCTCGCCCTCTACTATCAGATGGTGGGGCGTGCGATTAGACCCTATCCCGGCAAAGACGGCTGGGTGATTGACCTCTGCGGGTCGGTCACCAAGTTCGGAAAGGTCGAGGACTTGTGGCTGGACCACGATGAACGTGGCGGCTGGATTATTACGAGTAACGGAAAACAATTAACCAACATAATGATGACAAAATGAGTTGGAAGAGATTTAAGTTCGGCAATCAAAAGTTGTATGTCATTCCCGGAACGGATCACCGCTTCCGCACCGAGCACGATGCAAAGTTCTACTGCGATGAGCACGGGATTGACTTTTCGACTGTCGAGAAATATGACTCCAAGAAGGAGTACGCCCGCTGGCTGGAGTTGCAGATCCTGCAACGCGCCGGCGAGATTAGTGAGCTTCGCCGTCAGGTGGAGTTTGAGTTGATACCTGCCAAGTATGAGACCGAAAAGGTCAAGGACAAGGTAGTTCGTGAATGGTTTGTACCCTACGACCTCCCATGTGGTGTTTATCAGTGTATGACGAGGAAAGAAGCTGAGACCTTTGCTAAGGCTAATAAAATCCCATACAAAAAGATTTACAGCAAGGAGCACACCGAGCCAGTGTATAAGGAAGTGTGCATCATGCAGAACGCCGTCTATACTGCCGACTTCGTTTACCGCGACAAGGACGGCAAAGAGGTCGTTGAGGACGTGAAGAGTGAAGTGACCCGCAAGGAAGCCGACTATGTGCTGCGTCGCAAGTTGATGTTTGACCGCCACGGTATACTTGTTTTGGAGACTTGACTATGGAAGGGTGGATTAAAACCTACCGTGTTCTTCTTGAATGGGAGTGGCACGACGTACCGGCCATGATGACCCTTTGGATGCACCTGCTACTGCTTGCTAACAACAAAGACAGAGAATGGCATGGTACTAAAATCCGCCGTGGGCAATTTGCCACAAGCATTGCTCAGTTATCGTCTATGACCGGACTTTCGGTCAAGCAAATTCGCACCTGCCTTCAGAGGCTCAAGAATAGCAACCAAATAGTCACTGAAAGGGCAAGCAAATTTACTATCATAACTATTTGTAAATTCAACACTTACCAGCCTTGTGAACAGACCGAAGGGCAAACAGAAGGCAATGAAAAGGCGCGAAAAGGGCAAGCAAAGGGCAAGCAAAGGGCAAGCAAAGGGCAACAGCGTGAGAATATAAGAAAGAAAGAAAGAAAGAATAATATAGATGCTAACGCATCTACGTCAGGTGCTGCTGCACCCGACCCCGAAATGTCCTCTCAAGAAAGTGTGGATTTTGTCGGGTTAATGAAATTCTTTAATCGGACAATGGAAGAGGCCGGCGCAATCATACCACGATGCAAGTCTTGCGATGGCAAGCGCAGAGAGTTCGTCCGCGCACGCATCCGTGAGCATGGTCTTGACGCAGTTTACGAGATGATCACGAAAGCGAGCCAGAGCGATTTCCTCAACGGAAAGAGCCGGAGCGGATGGATTGCCGACTTCACATGGCTGTTCCGCCCCTCGAATTTCCAAAAGGTGCTTGAAGGCAATTACGACAATAGAACAAACTACAATGGACAACAAAACAATCAACCAAGTGCTGGGAGCAATCCCACAAACACCGTCACAGGGTTCAAAGTCATCAAGGCCGGTGGTTGACTTCAACATCGAGTCACAAATCTTCCGCTCGTGCCTGCTCAAGGTAGAGCCGAAGTTCGACATCGCCAAAGGCGACAGACGGGTGCTCAACTCCATATTCGCGTGGATTTGGAAAAAGGACAACATCAACGTGCTCGGCCTGGACTACGACAAAGGGCTCTTCCTCTATGGCCCACTCGGGCGCGGCAAGACGATGACGATGCTTGCGACGAGGAAGTACATGAACAGCGTGTTCGCCCGACACAAACACATGCAGGAGGACTACCGGCTGAAGGCGTGGTGGAAGACTGCAAGCGAGCTTGCAAACATCTATGCTGCCGACGGACAGCCTGCGTTGATGCAGTACACAGCACAGGACGTCAACCTGGTGATAGACGAGTTCGGGCGAGAGCCAAACCCTGCAAACAACTACGGTACGAAGATGAACGTGTTGCAGTTCGTGTTGCAACTGCGCTACGACCACCGCCGTACGAGCGTCACGCACATCACCACAAACATGAGACTCGAAGACATTGAGCCGCGTTATGGCGACTATGTGGCTGACCGCTGCAAGGAAATGTTCAACTTCATCGAGTTCGATGGAGATAGCCTACGTTAAATAGAGTTGGTCGGACTAAAAAACGGCGAAAATCAGAACCGCCCAACGTCCAACGATGATTAACTTTGCAATGCAATAAGATAAAAGTCAAACATTTAATTCACAATTATGAACGAAGAAATTAAAAAGCAATTCAATGAAATTAAAGCCAAGCATCCCGACGCGGTGCTGCTCTTCCGTGTAGGCGATTTCTATGAGTCCTATGAGGAAGATGCCGAAATCGTCGCCAATGAGCTTGGCATTACTCTCACGAGAAAGGGAGACACCAAGATGGCTAATTTCCCTCACCACGCCCTCTACACCTACCTGCCGAAACTTATACAAGCCGGCAAGCGTGTCGCCATTTGCGACCAACAGGAAGACCCCAAGTTAACAAAGAAACTTGTCTCCACCGAAGCAACCGCAAGTCAAACATCAAATTCACCTACAATGGCAGAAGTAAAGAACATCCCGACAAGGGAAATCAAGCCCAGCAAGATGAACCCACGCAAGACATTTGACGAGAGCGCCATCAAGGAACTGGCGGCGAGCATTCGCCAGCATGGGTTGTTGCAGCCCATAACCGTCCGTCCAAAAGACTTCTGGTACGAAATCGTCATGGGAGAGCGCCGTTACCGTGCCTATTGCCTCAACCAGCAGGAAAGCATCAAGTTTCCGACCACAATCCCTTGCATCGTTCGGGAAATGACCGACGAGGAAGCCCTCGACGCGATGATCACGGAGAACCTCCAGCGCAAGGACGTTGACCCCATTGAAGAGGCATTCGCCTTCGGGCAGCTGCTCAAGACCGGCAAGACCATTGAGCAGATCGCCGACCTCGTCTGCAAGTCCAAGCGATTTGTGCAAGAACGCATCAAACTTGACAACCTTTTGCCCGACCTCAAGAAAATGGTCAAAGACGGGAAGCTGCACATTGGTGCAGCCATGCACGTCTGCAAACTCACCGAAGATGAGCAACGACAATTCCTTGAGTGGTGCGATGACCAAGACCAAGACGACATCAGCAAGAGCGATGCAGAGGGGTTCACCGATGACCTTTTCATGGCCATTGACCGCGCAGCATGGCACAAAGATTTCAAGGGCTCATGCGGCACCACCTGCATTGAGTGCCCGTTCAACAATGCCAACGTGGGGTGCTTGTTCTACGAAATGAAGCCCCACGATGCCACCTGCACCAGTCGTGAGCGATGGAACAAGAAACGTCACTCATGGTTGCTCAAACTCATCGATGACAATGCCGATGTCCTCGTCAAGGATGGTGATAACCTTGAGTCCGGAAAGAGTGTGATTGTCGCCGAATCGAGCCAATACTTTCAAGACAAGAACACCGACTACGAGCAAGTGCTGGAGTATATCCGTGGCAAGGGCTTCAAGGTGGTCAATAAAGAAGACTACTTCGAGCGTTTCTCATCTTACAGAGAGGATGATGAACGGCTGCAAGAGAAACTCGCCAAAAACGAGGTCTACCGCGCTGTCGTGGTGGAATCGACATGGAGAGGTGTTGAGGTCAATGTACGATACTATGAGTTTAAAAAGACTGGCACGGAGCATAGCAGCGATGAAGTGAAAGCCATGCAACTCGTCAACGAGTACAAAGAGAACGAGCGCAAGAGTGCCAACGCACTCGCATCCAAGCTGCGAGGCATCCTCAGCGACATGGAGCCGACCGAGTTGAGCACCGAACCTCTCAACCAAACCGAGAGCCTGGTGCTGATGACCTTGATATTGAAGAAATGCTCGTACCAGTTGCGCAATGCGCTCAACATCAACTCCACTTACAGCCCCGACCCACAAGTGCTGAACTATGCCAAAGCGCATACCGAGCAAGTAAATCAAATCTGCCGGGACTTCCTGCGTGAGGAGTTGTCCAGTGCGGGTGTCGAGTATAACACAGACATGCAAGTGTGCCAGTCCATGCTTCTGCAAGACTGGGCGAAAGAGCAGACCGAGCAGATGTCAACCGACATGGCAGTCAAGCTCGCCAAGAAGCAAGCCAAGATTGAAGAGCAACTCACCGCCCTCGGCTACAACACCGACGGCACAAAGATGGACTTCTAATGAATTTCTCGCAGCTTAACTACTTCGAGAGGGACAAGCTCGTCCCTCTCGTTTGTGACATGCTCACGAAAGCGAACGGTCGCCCGCTGCCGTCGCAGGTGATAGCCGAGGCGATCCGCAAGATAGGACACCACACCGACACCCGGTCGGTGCGCCGTGTCATCAGCTACATCAGGCGCGAGGGACTTGTGTCCTGTGTCGCCTCCAGCCCCAAAGGCTTTTTCGTGGCCAACAACGTCCGCGAGATAACAGACACAATACTCTCCCTTGAAGGCAGGGTTGACGCCATACAGGAAGTCATAGACGCATTGAGGGAACAACGATACTTCAAGTTCAACTTATAACGCATAAACTTATGAAACTTTTCAAAAAAACAACAGCACAGGCCGTGGTGGCCGAAGAACAGACAGAACAACCGACAAGTGACGAGACGCGTCACGAAACAATGCAAACATCGTGGGTGGAGAAACGCAAATCCTACGAGCAGGCAGAGCAGGAAAGGTGGGAGCAACGGCGATGGGAGCTCACGCGCTACCTCGTCTCCCAGGACCGGCGCAGCGTAGTGCTTGGCAAGCTAAACTTGTCTGACGCTGCGATAGCACGCAGGGCGCGGCAGCTGGCAGACGCCACGATTGAGGAATTGCGAAACAACAAAATGCAGCACGGACATGGGAAAGGGAGCAAGTGACGAACCGGAAGAGGTTGAACCAATTGCAGAGTTCACAGCCCACTGCTGCTTCCTGTTGATGCTGTTTGGCGGCATCATCCTGGTAGGTATAATTTACGGAATTTACACACTAATTGTTAATCTGATATGACAACATTCATCATCATCTACGTACTCGGAGTAATCATCAACGCGCTTGTTGCTGCTGCGATATGGGACGACCTCAAGGACGACAAAGTACTTGAGAGGGTACGACTGGCAATATTGCTGTTTTTCGTGCTGGCATCTGTCGGCACATGGGTATATGCAATCATCTATACGGCTGCAAGGTTCATCAAGTCGTTGCACGCCGGCAAAAAGAAGAAAGGCAATGGCAAAAAGAACGACGATTAACGGAATTGGGCCTTTCTACGAGACCCCGATATCATGCGGTGACTGCAAGTTCAGCATCAACCACAACATGCGCGAGGCAGGGGGCAAGTCCTTTTGCGTGCTGTTTGGCAAGCAAAAAAATTACTACGACAAGCCGCCGAAGCGATGCGTGCAGATGTTCGAAAAGGCTTTCAAAATCGGTGGTGACGTCTTGTTAGTCGAGAAAGAATGAAAACAGAATTTAAGTACAAAGTCGGCGAGAAGGTGCTGCTCAACGGCAAGGAGTCGGTTATCGAGCAGACGGGCATCAGCCTCAACCATCTGCCGCTTTACAAAATTGAAGGTTTATGGCACAAAGAAAGAGACATCACGAAGTGGTACCCTCCTTGCCCGGCATGAAGCGATGCAACGTGTGCGGCGAGGAGAAGCCCGTGTCAGAGTTTTACAAGCATGGAAAGTACGTGTCTCAGCCCTGCAAGGCCTGCTCCAAAAACGCATCCAAGTTGCGATGGCAGGCTGAGAAAGAGAGAAAGAGAAGGCTGGCAGAGAGAGCGTCGAAGCTTGCTGCCGACAAGCACATGAGAAGAAAGATGGCCAAAGATGGTGAGCTGGTATGCCGCAACTGCTGGCTCTACCCCTGCTTCAGAGGCATCGACACCATGAGCTCCAACCTCGCCGAGACCTGCATAAGCTGGCATCTGCGAGGCAAAAATTAATAGAAATTTTTCAGCAAAATTCAGCAAAATTCAGCAAAAAATAGAGTTCAAAATATTTCTCTATCTCGCTGAAAATGACTAACTTTATAGTGTAATTAAGCAAATAAGTCAAACATTTAATTCATCAATTATGAAAAGGAGTATCTATATCGACGGCAGGCACTGGGACAACATCATGGCCTTGCCGTGCGTGAGAGGCCTCAACAAGAGAAGCGATGGCAAAATAGTTGTTAAAGTCAAAGTCGCTAAAGTGTCTTACATTTACGCTGGCACTGGAGATGCACTCGTCGAGGACGATGGGGGCAACTGGCACGTGGAAAAGAAAGGAGGCAGTAATGGATAAAGAGAAATACAGTTTTGAGCTGCGCCGCGGCAACAACCTCGAGGACCACTTTACAGCAACTTTCGAAGAAGCCCGCCAGCGTGGCGACCGACTGGCCTCGAGGCTGGGCAGTACACGGCTCTATGCCTACAATGAAAAGTTGCTTAAATGGGAGTATATGGGAAACTTTCTCGGCCACATGCGCTATGTAAGTAAAGTGAGCGGCCAGCGCATCATCAAGAGTGACTACACAGGCCTTGTTATGGACTCAAAAGCACAGGAGGAAACGAAATGAAAGGCGACCGTTACAAGGTGTCGGCACAATCTTCATCAAGTTTGTTCAACCCTCAAGTTACCGCAGTCTATGATGGCAGTTGAAGAACGAGACAGCAGTGCCGCTACGAGATTGCCAGGGCTGTGTGTGCCGCCAATTCCCGACTGTTCCGATTTGCTGTCGATACCGAGCATCAAGCGCAGGGGCATGACCCCCGAGATGATTGCCGCACAGATGCTGGAGGATGTCCGGTACTGGAGAGCAATGCACCCAGGAAGGGATTGGCTGGCCATCGTGCCACCGTCGTGGAGGGACTATATAAGCTACAATATATGAGACCAACAGCACTTGAAATCATGAAGGCAGTGGCCAAATCATACGGCGTGACACTTGAGGATCTGCGTTCTCACAGCCGTGTGGCACGGCTCGCCACTGCGAGGGCGGTAGTTTGCTACCTGCTCTATCGGTACTATAACTACAGCTTGAAGGATGTGGGGCGCATGGTGTTGAGAGACCACTCTTCGGTGATGCACAGTGTACGACTGGTCGAGGGTTTCTGCCTTTGGCCGAAGATGTACGCCACCGACCTCGCCATCATCGAGGCCATCAAGCAAAAATATCTTAGCGATGGGCAGTAGACGATGGACACAAGCCGAGATAGACTATCTGAGGAAAGTCTATCCTCACCGAAGCAACGCCGACATCGCCGTGTTCCTGCACCGCCCGGCAAGGGGAATCGGGTTTAAGGCTCGCAGCCTCGGTATGTACAAGTCGCCCGAGTTCGCCGAGCAGCAGCGCAGGGTCGGGCAGTTCAAGCCCGGACACAAGCCGGTCAATGCCGGACGCACGCAGGTGCAGTTCATGAGCGCCGAGGGCATCGCCAACTCGTCACGCACGCGCTTCAAGGCAGGTGAGGTGAGGGAAACCTCGCCCACCTACCGAGAGGCGGGCTACGAGATACTGCGATCACCCGACAAGACCGGTCGCCGCTACTGGTGGATAAAGCCGGGCGACGGTCGGCGCATGATGCCGAAGCACCGCTACATTTGGGAGCAAGCCCACGGCCCGATACCGAAGGGCATGAACATCCAGTTCAAGGACGGAGACACAACGAACTGCGTCCTCGACAATCTATATCTCATTTCCCGCGCCGCACAGGTGCGCAAGAACTGGGACGATTTGCCCGATGAGCGCAAGGCCGCTTGCCGGGCGAAGATACAGGAAAGGCGAAACAAATCAATCAGAGCCGACCGGCTGCGCCTCAAATGGGGGCTTGAGCCGAAAGGACGGCTCGTTAAACGTGTACGATGAGATTCTTATACAGGACAGGAACTATATACAGCGAGATTACCAACAAGGGACGCTCGATTGTGGCTCGAGGTGTGAGAGGAACCAACAAGCAAATCTATACATCGCGCTGGGTGGTCAGTTTTCAAATAAAGTTGAATTTAGGATGCCAATTACGATTGGTGCCCGCTTTTTATACGACATGACGAGAGAAATTATTAACAAACTTGGCGACTATTGTTACAAATACGGAAAAGATTTCGCACAAACATTCGATGAGTGGCTGGATTGGATGATTGACTTTTTCTGCCTTGAAAATGTATTGGAACACGATTGCGACTTCACGAAAATCACAGATGAGATGAGAGAGTCAAACGAGGTGTTCTTTTTGTGTTACTCTGCCATAGTACAAGCGACAGCAATACAAATTGATGAAAAAGGCTGGTTTGACGCTTTCGGCACGATATACGAGGAAAAAGTCAAGACGGGATACAAGGCATCCAGCATGGGACAATTCTTCACGCCCGCTGGATTGTGTGACAATCTTGCCCGCATTGTAGCAGACGGTTCACACGGGCCTTTCGTGTATGACCCCGCCTGTGGCAGTGCCCGATTACCGCTGGCGATATGGGGACAGGTTGACAAAAACAAGTTCCACTACTTCGTTTTGGGAGACCTTGACCCGCTTTCGTGCAAGATGAGCGCATTAAACATGATGTTGCACGGCTGTTTTGGCATAGTAGAGAGACGCAACGCCTTGACGATGGAGTTCTTTAACGGCTACATCATCAACGAGGCGAACTATCCGTTCCCATGTGCAATACCCACCATCCGCAAAGCTAATGAAGTGGAGTGCCGCAAGAACCTGCAACTTGCGAGGTCGTATGCCCCAAAAGGAGCAAACGGAATTGAAGAACCAGCGGTGAAGATAGAACCACCGAAGGAAGAAAAAAAAGAACCGATAACCGAGGCATCGCCCATGAGGCAGTTGTCTCTTTTCAACCTTGACGATTTTTGATATGGATTTTATAACAGAATTGGAGTCGCAGTTGCTTGAGTATTACAAACCAGCAGAGGCGAAAAACATTGCCGATATAGCAACAATAGTCTTGCAGCGGTATGATGTGCAACCCAAGCAGCAAGGACTCATCAAATACGAGTCAAACGACATCGAGTATGTGCAGAACTTCTTTGTCGCCAAAGTGACCGAGGGATTGAGTGAGCGCACACTGAGGTATTATAAGCTTATCTTAGGGAATGCACTACCAACATTCAACAAGCACCTTGTTGATATTACAACAAACGACATCCGTGCTTATCTTGTTCGTAGAAAATTGAAGGGGTGCAGCGAAACAACCCAAAATAATGAGCGGAGGGTGCTTTCAACCTTCTTTGAGTTCTTGCGGAACGAGGGGAAGATTGACAAAAACCCAGTTTCACGGATTGCGAAAATAAAGGAACCGAAGAAAATCAAAAAACCTCTTAACGATATGCAACTTGAGACCTTAAAACTCAAGGCGGGTCTTAGGGAAAAAGCAATCATTGAATTTCTGTACTCAACAGGGTGTCGTGTTTCAGAGATGTGCAATCTTGACCGAAACGACATCGACTTCGAGAGAGGAGAGGCAATCGTCTATGGCAAGGGGAAGAAATATAGGACGGTGTTTTTGACATCGAAAAGTATCCTCTACCTCAAAGAGTATTTGTCACAACGCCAAGACAACGAACCACCGCTTTTTGTTGGGAAGCAGAAACCCCACAAAAGACTCGCCAAAGGTCGTGTAGAACAACTGTTACGGGAACTTGGCAGAAAGTGTGGGATAGACAAAGTGCATCCACATAGGCTGCGCCGAACTTGTGCTACAATGGCTCTTCATAGAGGAATGCCGATAGACCAAGTTAGGCTTATGCTCGGACATGAGCGAATTGACACAACCACAATATACGCCGAAGAAAGCATTGAAGTTGTAAAACAATCTCATGCAAAATACCTTTGAGAATTTTATGTTTTGAGAAATCATAGGAATTTATAGATAAATGTTTAAAAACATAATTGTACAACATGGATACAAAAGATAAACAACAAGAGAGATTGAAAGAAATCGAGGCAGCGGCTATCGTGTACGCGAACAAGATGTGCAAGGACAGGGTCCCAGACCTGTATAACATTAGCGCCCATGACTTGATTGAATTGAGTTTCATTGCTGGCGCCAAGGTTGCAGACACAAACCCGAGGCGTGGCCTTGTAGAAATAGATGAAGTGCGAGCCATCCACCGTATGTGGCTCGAGGACGATAACGACAACAGTGATTTCCTTGAATACTTTGTTAACTATTGCGAGGAGGAGGGCTGGCTATGATAGAGCAATGCAGAAAGCACTCGACAAACTGAAAGAGCTCGATGAACATCAACGAACTGCTGAATCAAAATGAGCTGCACATGGCGCAGGTGCTGCGTGCAAGGCTGAACGAACTCGGTTTCCCTCCCAATGTGTTGCGAATACTCAAAGGGCAAGGGATAACCACCCTTAACGACCTCTGCTCGCGTTCACGCGCCGACCTGCTGGGCATCCGCTTCCTCGGGTCGGCCAACGTGGACGTGATAGAGCGACTGTTAGCGACAATGGATTTACGATTAGCCAACAAAAATGGCGAAAACACTAATTTATTAACAGAAAATGAGATTTTTTGAAGTAAAAATCAAGATTGACAAGGTGCTGGAGGACGGCACCCAAAAGACCGTCACCGAGACTTACGCCGTGGACGCGCTATCGTTCACCGAGGCTGAGGCACGCATCACACAGAAGATGCAGCCGTACATCACCGGCGAGTTCAACGTGACGCACATCAAGATTGCGCAGTACAACACAGTGGTGTTCAACGAGGGCGAGTTGTTCTTCCTCGTCAAGTACAACCTCATCACCATCGACGAGAGCACGGGCAAGGAGAGACGAAATGCGATGTACGTGCTGTTCCGTGATGACACCATCGACAAGGCCAAGGAACATGCAAGGAGTTACATGAAGGGCTCGGTCGTCAACTACGAGATTGAGGCTATCAAGGAAACGAAAATCATAGACGTATTCACCAATGGAGATTAAAATCAAAAAACTGGCCGAGACAGCCACGACCCCGACGAAAGCCCATGCCACGGATGCGGGCTTTGACCTCTACGCCTCTCGCGTGGAGCGCAACGACTACGGGCAGGTCATCTGCCACACGGACATCGCCTTTGAAATTCCGCCCGGCCATGTCGGGCTGGTGTTCCCTCGCTCGTCTATCTGCAAGACATCGCTCTCGCTCACCAACTGCGTGGGTGTGATAGACAGCGGCTACCGCGGCGAGGTGAAGGGTGTATTCCGCCAGCACGGCTTCCAGCATCCATACCGGCAGGGCGACAGGTTCGCCCAACTCATCGTCATGCGATACCCCGATGTGACGTTTGTGGAGGTGGACGAGTTGGCCGGCAGCGACCGAGGAGACAACGGCTACGGCAGTAGCGGTCAGTAATAACAAAACACAACAGCACAATGGACGATTCACTTGAAATTGAAAAGCAGGTGTGGGTCAACTCGACGGGCAAGAAATACTCGGTCGACCTGCACGCAGGAAAGGACGGGCGCAGTGACTACTTGATGATTACCGAGCACACGGGGAACAAGCGTTACCGCATCAGCATTCCCCTGCCGATGGTCGGCCACCTCATCGAGGCAATTCACGACGCACTGGAGACATAATTAACCACAAGTATAACAATTATGACTACTATAAGACCGCCGTAAGGCAAAACTTTTTTCAGCAACATTAAATCCGATCAGATGATTACGCTTAACAAATTGACCAAAGAGCTGCATGATGAGATGATGAGGCGGGACGAAATCAACGAGCAGACTTCCCCTCGCGCCATGTCGATAAGGATTTCCCGCGACTGGCGCCGTATGGACGCTTGCCAATTGAGCCGACCGCCGCTGCACTTGACGCAAGAGTTCGTGGACGCGCAGCACGTCGACGACGCCTGCCCGACCTACGAGCACGAGTTCAGCGAGCGTGAGGAACTTGCCGCCGACATCATCATCGACACAGCCCTGGCCTTGAGCCAACTCGGCTGCAAGAACATCGAGCAGGTCATCAAAGACCGCATCGCTTGGAGGTTGAGGCACAAGGATTGATGTTGCTTTCGTGAGTATTGTTGAATTTATTTATTGTTGAAATCCGAAAGCAATGGAAAGAAAAGAAATTGATGTGTCCCTTATCACACCGAACAAGGGACAAGTCCCGGGTCTTCCTCGCAACCCGCGCCTGGTCAAGAAGGAACGCTACGAGGCCACGCGACGATCCATAGAGGAAAGCCCCGAGATGTTGGAACTGCGCGAACTGATTGTTGTGGAGTACATGGACGGCAAGTATGTCGTCGTGTGCGGCAACCTTCGGCTTCGCGCCTGCAAGGAACTTGGCTACAAGACTGTGCCGTGCAAGGTGCTGCCGGCAGATACCCCGGCGAAGAAGCTGAGGGAGTACGCCTCAAAGGACAACATCAACTACGGCGAGAATGACAAGGACATCATCGCCAACGAGTGGGCGAAGTACCAATCGGAGCTCGCCGACTGGGGCATGGAGTTCGAGCAGCCGAAGCCGAAAGACAAGTTCCGGGAGAGATTTGAGGCGATGGACAACGACTCCGCGGTTTACCCACTAATACCGAAGTACGACGAGAAGCACGAATTGTTCATCATTCAAAGCTCTAATGAAGTTGACAGCAACTGGCTGCGTGAGGTGCTCGATATGCAGCACATGCGCTCGTACAAGACGGGCAAGGTGAGCAAGAGCAACGTCATCAGCATCCAAGACTTCCGTGACGCCATCACGCGAGGTCAGAAAGGAGCTGAGCAATGAGCCTGCGCATCGTAATCCCCTCCCACAAGCGGCACGACAGAGTGTTCTCAAAATACCTGGTCAACGACCCTATCATCTGCGTGGCGAAGTCACAGGCCGACCTCTACAAGGAGTACAACCCCGACTGCGAGATAGTGACGCACCCCGACGACATCATCGGCTTAATCCCGAAGCGCAACTGGATGGCGAAGCATTTCCGTGAGCTGTTCATGCTCGACGATGATGTAGACGCCTGCAAGCGGCTCTACTCGGAGAAGGGCGAGACGGCACGCATCCGCGACCGCAACGAGATAACTGCAATCATCGAGAACCTCTACGACATTGCCTGCCTGCTCGACGTTCATGTGTTCGGTTTCACCAGTCGTATCTCGCCGGTCATGTACGATGAGACGGAGTACCTCTCCCTCGACAAGATGATAACGGGCTGCTCCTACGGCGTGCGCTACAACAAGAACGTGTGGTGGAACGAGGAGTTGAAACTCAAGGAGGATTTTTGGATCTCGTGCTACATGAAGTACACCGAGCGCAAGGTTCTCACCGACCTGCGGTACAACTTTGAGCAGAAAAACACCTTCGTCAATGCCGGCGGCTTGTCGGCCATCCGCAACCAGGACGAGGAGCAACGCTCGATACTGCTCATCCGCAAATACTTCGGCGAGGCCATCCGTCTGAAGGGTCAAGGCAACAACGGCAAGGACAAAACCAAGTCGCTGGTGCAGTACAACATCAGTGCGTCATTCCCTTATTGAATTGACAATTTTTGGCAAAGGTTAAGGCGTTGAATTTCAGCCTTTATCTCGTCAAAAATGATTAACTTTAAAGAAAAATATGGGACATTTCGTACTGAGAACCAAGAACGGCTACGACTTCCTTGAGGTAGCCAGCGCATTGCAGAAGAGCATCCGCCGCAATGATGTGGTGGTGGCGGCATTCTTCGGGGTGGAACTGTGGCAGTCCGGATACGGCAACTATCTGTGGAAACGACTCTACACCATAAGTGCCGAGGACTGCTGGGGGCTCATCACCCACGAGATTGACGCGCTGCACAACGGCTATGAGCTGGTGAACAAGGGGAGCAAAGAGCCGAAAGGACGCATCTTCATCGGCAAGGCGATAATCCTGCTTTGCGAGTGCTACAAGAGCCGCGACGCCGACCACCTCAACAACCTTGCGGTGGACAAACTCGCACTCACCGACCCGCAGATCCTCGCCGCCCTGGACGATGCCAGGCGTGAACCGCTGGAGGTGCCGGAATACACCTTCGACATTCACACGAAAAAAGGCCGCAAGATGGGCAAGACGAAAGCGCAGTTTTTCCACGACGAGCACGAAGCTTTGTCGCCGAGGCTGCCGGGGCTTTTCGACAATCTTGTGCCTTAATTATGACTCTTTGACCAGCAGCACACCATCAAAATGAGAGCAATAGTAACCGGCAGCGAGGGCTTCATCGGTAAAGTCCTCTGCCGCCGACTCCAGCCCCTCTTCGAGGTCATCCGCATCGATACGAAGATTGGGGGCGACGCCGCACGGATAGAGCACTTGCTGGCTCACGGCGGCATTGATGCGGTGTTTCATCTTGCCGCCGAGACGAGCGTGTTCAACGACCGCCTCGACGACATCGAGCGAGAGAACGTCCACGCCTTCATGGTGGTGGCCACGGCTTGCCGACGCTACGGCGTGAAACTGGTGTATGCCTCCAGCAGCACCGCCAACGCCTGCAACACGACCTCGATGTACGGCATGACGAAGCATTTCAACGAGCAGTTTGCGAAAGCCTACTGCCCGAGAGCGACTGGCGTCCGTCTTCACAACGTGTATGGTCCCGACCCACGAGAGGGAACTCTGCTGTACAACTTGCTTAACCAAGAGACCTGCACGATTTACAACGGCGGACGCAACGTGCGCCACTTCACCTACATCGGTGACGCGGTAGAGGCGTTAATCTACGCCTACACCTGCAACCGACAACTGGTGAACGTGGTGAACCCTGTGGGCAACACCGTGCGTGAGTTCTGCGATGAGGTAGCCAAGTACAAGCCCCTCAACCTGCACTACACGGACGATTTGCGGCCTCTCGACAATTTCGAGCAATCGGTAAACGAGACGATTTTCACCGTACCTTTGCCGTACAGAAACATCGAGATGGGCATCTCACAGGTGTTTTCGGAACCATCTCTGCGGAGATGAAATAAATGTTTGACTCGACTGCCGGTGTCCTGCGTGACATCGTGGGCCCGGCGGTCTTTAATTTCCAACGACATGGCACAAGACAACAACAAAGACAGACTGACACCAAAACAAGAGATGTTCTGCCAGCATTACGTTGATATAGGCAACGCAAGTGAGGCCTATCGCCTTTCATACAACTGTGCCAATATGAAACCATCCGTGGTAAATGTTAAAGCAAGCGAATTGCTAAAAAGCGGTAAGATTAGGGTAAGGGTAAACGAACTTATGGCTCAGCGTGCAGAGGAAACAAAAGTTGACAGGAAAAGGGTTGAAGAGGTGCTAATGGGCATAGTTGACCTTGACCCTTCAGAGATGTATTATGTCGACGAGGAAACTGGCAAAGTCAGGCTCAAATCGCCCAATCAGATGCCGACACGGATGCGTAAGGCTCTCAAGAAAATCAAGAACAAGGTCGGCGAGATAACCTACGAGTTTAATGGCAAAACCGAGGCGGCTGCATTGCTTGCCAGAATGAATGGATGGGAGGCTCCGGCAAAGATAGATTTGACTGGGAAAGGCGAGTTGTTGCTGGCTCCAAAGAAACAAGACTGATGCTGATAGACCGCGAACTGTTCTCGCCGAACGCCTTTTGGCTGTGGAAGTACACGCTCGACCCGAGTGTGCGCTTCATCGTGCTTTATGGCGGTTCGTCATCGGGCAAGTCATACTCGGTGGCCCAGTTCTTTGCCATCCTCGCCTACTACGAGGAGTGCAGTATGCTCGTCATGCGCAAGGTGGGCGCAAGCATTGAGAAAACCATCTATGCTGACTTCAAAGCAGCCATCAACAACATTGAGGGCTTGGCGGAGTGCTGCCGCTTCAAGCAGAACAGCATCGTATTCAACAACGGTGGCAAGATTGACTTCAGCGGTCTTGACGATCCCGAGAAAATCAAGGGTATCAGCCAGTACAAGCGAGTGTTCCTCGACGAGTTGAGCGAGTACGACGAGACCGACTTCAAGCAAATCCGCCTGCGTCTGCGTGGGCAGGAGGGACAGCAGATAGTGGCAGCCTTCAACCCCATCAGCGAGGAGCATTGGATTAAGAAGCACTGGTTCGATCGAGAGGAATGGCATGAAATCCCGATGTCGCTTACCGTTGGTGGAGAGACACTACCGCCAGAGCTGTGCGCCGTGAAGTCGGTGCGCATGAACAGCGAGAAACTAATCCTCAACCCCAACACGGGCGAGTACGACCGCCATGCGCCCGACACAATCGTCATTCAGTCCACCTACCTCAACAACTTTTGGGTGGTGGGCTCACCCGATGGAACTTACGGCTACTACGACTATCAAGCCATCGCCAACTTCGAGAACGACCGCATCAACGACCCCGACTACTACCAGGTCTATGCCCTTGGCGAGTGGGGACACATCCGCACCGGCGCTGAGTTCTTCCCCTCGTTCAACCGTGGTGTGGTGTGCGGCAAGTTCCCATTCAACCCCGAATTGCCCATTCACATCAGCATGGACTCCAACGTGCTGCCTTATGTCACCGCTACTTTCTTCCAAAAAGAGTATAAGCCCGACGATTATCAGCAAGTTACGCAGATTGACGAGTTGCCGATAGAGAGCCCGAACAACTCGGCACGCAAGGCTGCGAAAGTCATTGCCAAACGGCTGCGTGAGTACAACTACACCGAGAAAGTCTATCTGCATGGTGATGCGTCCGGCAAGGCAGCGAACACCATTGACAGCGAGAACCGCTCGTTCTTTGATTTGGTCATTGACGAACTGGAGAAAGAGGGTTTCGATGTCGTTGACAACATCGGCAGCAAGAACCCGAGCGTGGCCACCACCGGCGAGTTCATCAATGCGGTGTGGGACGGACGTGTGCCGAACGTGGCGATCCGTATCGACAACGACTGCTCGGTGAGCATTGATGACTACCAGGCGGTGCAGAAGGACGAGAACGGAGCGATAGCGAAAACCAAAGTCACCAACCCAGTGACCAAGCAGAAGTATGAGGCGCACGGCCACATCACCGACACGCTGCGCTATGCGGTGCATGACTTGTTGCGCCAGCAGTACACCGAGTTCAGCATGGGGCGCAAGAGGTCGCTCTACTCCGAAAGCGAGTTCAATTTCTTCAACCCTGCCACGTCCTACGAGTACGAGCGGACTGTGGTCTACGTCATTCCGTCAATCGGTGGTCTGTTCGTGTTGGGCCGTGTATCACGCATCGGCGACCGCTGGCATCTCACCGATGTATGCCGGCGAGAGGTCAAGGGCAACGAGGAGATAGAGGCAGCGGTGCGTGCCTTGTCAGCCGAGCAGTACATGGTGGAGTGTCAGCCTGCCTACTTCCCGATGGTGCGCAACCTCCGCAAAGAGCTCGGCAACGTGAACGTGTTGAAGATGACCCCCGACATCCGTACACGCATCACGGCGATGAGCGACTGGGTGCGTGCCCATGTCCACATTGACCCAGAGCGCATGAACGAGCCTGAGTATGGGCAGTTCATCAATGACGTGCTGGACTACTCCGACACCTCGGCGGTGGAGACTGTCGGGGCGAGTGCAGTCCTTTCGGGATTGGCTCGCATCATCGTGAGGAACGGAATGTAAGCCCGACGATTATCAATGAGTTAGCAAAGGTTAAGGCGATAAAAAACGGCGAAAAAATGAACCGCTTTTGCCAAATAATGCTTAACTTTACAGTGTAATAAACAATAAGTCAAACATTTAATTCAATTGAGATATGAAAACGAACATCAAATTTCCGGCTGATTTCTACGAGCAACTATACGACAAGATTATGGACTACGGCTTCGAACCCGACAATGAGGACGACACCAGCTGCTCAATGGAGATTGAGATAGGCAAGTTCACAATCAACCTGACCGCCACTTTCGAGGTGCATGTTGTGGACAACAGCTTCGACCATGCCTTCGGAACCGAGTACATCTACGACCTTGAGGCTGGCGATCTTGAGGAAATCGAGATTGAGGGCATTTGGTTCTACGATGAGGACGACAACGAGACTGAGCTGACCGAGCAATTCGACGAGAAGTGTTTTTGGGAGCAATTCAAGGTTTACGGCACGAAGAGCAAGGGCGTGCAAATCCACCACGGCGATGAGGTGGTGGTGAAGTCAAGTTTCCGCTATGGGTCATGGGAGAAGAGGATTTACCTCTACACCGACAAGCGCCTGGGTGTCCATGTATGCTGCCGCCGTCTCGGCAAGTATCCGTGCAAAAGTAATTACCAGTACATTCTTCCTGCCACCACCGCAGCTTTGGCAATCGTCGGCAAGAACAATTACTACCTAAGCCATCAAGTGTGATTGCGAGAGTGATTTTTCTCAACGAGACGAAATTTTCGCTATATTGCTATAAATCAACCAATTTTGCGAAGCAAACCGTTTTGACAGAGCAAAAAACGCCGTGGGCCGGTTTCCAAGAATTTGAGATTTCGGGAAACCGGCTCTTTTTGTAGGTAACTTTGAGCAATACAGTAAGATACATGGGACTGCTAAAGACATTAGGTTTTATCACCAAGAGCGCGACCCCGGTAGAGGGCGGGCAAACTGACGTCATCGACACTGCCGCAAGGCGGTTGCAGCTGATGCGTGAGATTGCCGCCACCCCCTATGTGGCCAACGCCAACTTCATCACGCTGTTCAACACGGTGCCCGAGGTGGCATGGCCGGTGAACTACATCGCCAGCCGTGCAGCAGGTGCTAAATACGTGCTCAAGAAATTTGACGATGACTCTGTGGTGTGGAACAACGAAGCCGTCAACCGCATACTTGTCAAGCCTAATTCTTTCGACACTTGGTATCGCACGTTGTGGAAGCATTTCGCCTACAAGCTCGTCACGGGCAACTCATTCATCAAGGCAGCCATGAGCGACGCTTTCAGCGGCGCTAAGACGCTCTACAAGTGGTGCGACCGCTATGTGACGCTGGAAGAGCCGTATGTAACCATCGAGTACAAACGGCAGATGGGCGACATCTACGGTGTGAGCGATGTCGATGACGTGGTGCAGTGCTATTACCACGACTACGGCCAGTTCGTTCACCGTCCTATCGCTCCACAGTGCGTGTTCCACGATGTGGACGACACCTTCGGGTTCTACAACGGCGACCCGCTGCGTGCCAAGAGCCGCCTCACTGCTGTGCTGAAGGCAATCAGCAACCTCATCGCCGTGTACGAGGCGCGTAACGTCATCTACGTGAAGCGAGGCGGTCTCGGTTGGCTTGTGAGCGAGATGGCCGACGACATGGGAAGCCGTGCGTTGACATCGACAGAGAAGAAGCAAATCCTCGAAGAGGCAGACAAGATGTACGGCTTCGGAGAAGGAAAGTACCCCTACGGCATCAGCGACGTGAAGCTGTCGTTCGTGCGGACCAACTTGTCGATTACCGACCTCCAGCCTTTCGATGAGACCCTTGCCGATGCTGTTGTCATTGCCGGTATCTACGGCATTCCGCCAGTGTTGATACCGCGGAAGAACCAAAGCACCTACTCCAACCAGGCCAATGCCGAGAAGGCCGTCTATTCGTCTGTAATCATTCCCTTGGTTCAGCGGTTCTGCCAGGAGTTCACGCACTTCCTCGGGCTTGACCAAGACGGGCTGTACATCGATGCAGATTTCAGCGGTGTGGACTGCTTGCAGGCTGGGAAGAAGGAAGAGCAGGAAGTGCACCGCTCGATTGCAGACCGCTGCAAGATGGAGTTTGAGAGCGGTGTCATCACGCTCAACGACTGGAGGGCGCAACAAGGATATCAACGGGTGGAGGACACGCTTTACGATAAGCTCGTGAGCGAAATGACACCCGAAGAGATACAGAGATTGAAACAATTTATTAACCCCAAAACAGAAGAAGATGAAGGAGATGTATCAGCGCCTGCTCTACAAGACGAAGGCGAATGATTTGGACGAGGCGAAAGGAATCGTCACGGTAGCCGTTAATGGCATCGGCATTGTTGACTCTCAGAACGACATCTCAATGCCGGGCTCGTTCAACAAGACGCTCAAGGAAAATATTGGGCGCATGAAGTGGTTCCTCAACCATGACACCACGCAGCTGCTTGGCGTACCGCTTGAGGGCGAGGAGCGCGACGGCAACCTCGTTATGACGGGGCAGCTCAACCTCGCAAAGCAGATTGGCCGCGATACGCTTGAGGATTACAAGCTCTATGCCTCTGCCGGGCGCACGCTGGAGCACTCCATCGGCGTGCAGGCCATCAAGCGAGACCCCGAGGACAAGCGCAAGGTGCTTGAATGGAAAATGTGGGAGTACTCCACGCTCACCTCGTGGGGCAGCAACCCTCAAACATTCCTTGTAGGCATCAAGAACGACAACCCGAGCGATGTGAGGGCAAACATTGAGTTCATCAGGAACGCGCTAAAGATGCGCTATTCTGACGAGCGACTAAAACAATACGAGATGAGACTTGACATGCTTAACAAAGCGCTTGAGGGCGCAGTAGTAGTGACTTGCCCCTATTGCGGGGAGGAATTTGTTTGGGACGAAGCCGAACGGCACACCTTCGACCAGCAAGTGCTGGACGCTGCCGCCAGTTACCTCAGTTGGCTTGCCGATGGAGTCGTCCGCGAGGAGATGAACAAGCTGAAGCCCGAAATCCGCGCTGCCGTGCTTGCCATCCTCTCACCGGTATTGAGCAAGTGTGACGGCAAGATTGATGCAAAACTTGTGCAGAAGTCGCTGACCGACCTCACCGAGTATGCCTATTGTCCGCACTGCTATGCGAGAGTATATAGTTCGAGTATCACGCTTGGGCAGGAAACTCCTGCTGCCGAGAAGACCGAGGACGAGCCGTCAGAAGACACTCGTGACGAGGACGAGGAGCAGGAGAAGAAAGCCGCCACCGGCACTTTCTTCGGAAGCCTCAACGCTGCTATCGAGAAACATTAACCACTAAAATTTTTATTTTATGGCCTTTAAGAAAGTAACCAAATCGGACTTCGGCTACAACCTTGACAATATCAAGGATGCCGAGCAGAAGAGCTTCATGGAGAATATTCTTGGTGCGATGTGCGAAGTTGTCAACAAGGCAATGGAAGGCGCCATCACCGCCGAGGACATGAAAGCTCAGTTTGAGAGTATCAACGAGCGGCTGAAGGGCTACGATGCCGAGAAGTTCGCTCAAGTAGTAAAGGACAACGAGGAACTGCGCGAGGTGCTGAAAAAGGCGATGGACACCATTGCTAAGGCTAACGAGGCCGGTCCTGCTGCCGTCAACTCCCTCGGCAAGTTCGAAGAGAAGATGATGGCGATGTACGACAGCGAGAAGTTCAAGAGCTTCATGGAGGGTCACACTCGCAAGTCTGGCACCTTTGACGGTTTCAGCCTCAAAGACCTCAACACCGTGTCGATGACCAACGACTACACCGGCAACATTCTCATCACCCAGCAGCAGAACGTCATTGCCAGCAAGTACGCTCCCAAGCGTCTGCACATGCGCGACGTGCTGACTTCGCTGGCTGGCGACCCTGCTTTCCCCAACCTCGCCTACACCGAGATTGAGAGCATGGACCGCAATGCACGCTATGCCACTGAGAACGGCCGCCTGAGCGAGTCGCACATCAGCGTGAAAGAGAACCAGGCAATGGTTAAGCGCCTCGGTACTTACCTGCCTATCAGCAAGCGAATGCTCAAGAGCCGTGCTTACATTCAGTCGTACATCGTCGCCATGCTGCCCGAGGCTGTGTACTCGGCAGAGGACTGGAACATCCTTTTCGGTGACGGCAACGGCGAGAACCTTGAGGGTATCACCAAGAAGAATGGCTGCAAGAGTGTTGAGAGCATCATCACCACCGCCATCGTGACTGGTGCTGCCGGTTCTGTGAAGAGCGTGACCGCTTATAACAATGCAGGCGGTATTGTCATTGAGTTCACCAATCCACAGCCCGACATCCTCGACGGCATGAAGATTACGTTTGCCAACGCTTCGTCTGGCAATGCCTCTGTTCTCAACAAGACGCATGACGTAATCAAGATGAACGACCGTCAGATCCTGCTGCCCGACGTGAAACTCGCAGGAGCGGAAAGCGCTGTGGCCAGCATGACGTTCACTGTCAACAACGGCGGCTTCAAGAGCATCGAAGCCCCCAATAGCTCCGACGCCATCAAGACCGCTTTCGCTGTGATGAGCTATGCCCAGTATTACCCAACAGCCATCGTGCTGAACCCCATCACTGTCAATATGATCGAGAGCGAGAAAGACACTCTCGGTCGCAACCTGGGTCTGATTGAGAACGTGGGTGGTGTGAAATACATTGCCGGACGTCCTATCATCGAGTACGACGGCATTCCTGCCAACAAGTACCTGCTCGGTGACTTCCGCGCTGTTGCTGCCGCTCTTGTGGACTACACCAACCTCACCCTTGAGTGGGCCGAGGACGTGGAGACCAAGCTCACCAACCAAGTGGTGCTCATCGCTCAGGAAGAGATTATCTTCCCTGTTTACAACCCCTGGGCATTTGCTTACGGCGACCTTTCTGCACTCAAGACTGCTGTCACCAAAGCTTGATGAGCCATGAATGAGAAGTATATCGTTGAAGGACCTGCTTTGGCGAAACTGCTTCGCGAAAATCGTATCCGTGTAGCGAGGGGTGAACTCACCTTTACACCCCTCGTTGACGGGGACGATAAGAAAGAAGCCTCGGTTGAGGACAGCAAGGACATTCCCCCTGCTGAAACCAAGACCCCGAAGAAGTCCAAAAAGTAAAGACACATGAACCTCATAGATTGCTCATATTTCTACGTTGGGCCGTTGCAAGTGATGAACGCGCGACAGGTCGACGACCTCGACAACAATGCTGCCGAGGTGCAGGAGTGCATTACTGCCTATATCGAGCGGTATCAGTCCGATTTCCTGCTGAAGATGACCGGCAAGGACTTGGCAGCCGAAGTGACTGCCTACCTCGCAGCCCGAGGTGAGGACGAGGACTACACCGACGAGGCGATGGAGACGTTGTGCCAGCAGCTGCGCCCCTCGTTCGCGCACTATGTCTATTTCAAACTTGTTGGAGACGTCAACCAAAACATGACCATAACGGGTCTGATGAAGTTGAAGTCAGCCAATGAGAACCAGCCGCCTCGCCAGCGCATGGTGAAGGTGTGGAATGACATGGTGGAGTTGAACAAGCAGTTCGTTGCATGGGCGGAAATGAGCGACTATGATGTTTATTACGACGTCGAGATGATAACTCCCATTAACCAGTTCAACCTTTGATGGATCAGATAGAGGATATATTCAGAAGCATTGTCGAGGCCGTCGGCAAGTCGGTCACCATCACAAAGACCCGTTCCGACGGGGCGACTGATGTGGTGGACGGAGTGCCGATCAACTACATATACGGGTCGGCACAGTACGTCAAGGACGTCCTTGATGTGCGAGGAAAGGGCAAGCAGGGGATGCCCGTGAAGCTGCCCTTGATAGCCTTGCAGACACCCAATGTGGTCACTATCGACAGCGCCGACTACCAGTACAAGACGAAGATAAACCTCGTCATCGCGTGTTCATCGAGGAAAGATTGGAGTAATGAGAAGCGTATGGAGACCTCTTTCAAGCGCGTATTGTTGCCCATCTACGAGAAATTGATAGATGTATTGTTGTCCGACCCCCGTTTTGATTGGGGGTATGGTGGGCTTGATTTTGTCCCGCATACGATGAGCAAGAACTTCGACTACGGCCGTTACGGGGCGTTGACGCCGAGCGGTCAGGAAGTGAGCGAGCCGATTGACGCAATCGACATTCGCTCTCTTGAAATCAAAGTTAATAACCAATCATGCTTAAGATATAACTATGGCAAGAATTAGAACTTGTGCCAGCAACAGCTTTGCGACTGGCAAGTCGATATGCGAAATCGACTACGACAAAATCAAGTACCTTGTGCTCACCAAGCACGGGGTAAAACTGGACTATGACACACTTGACAGCCTGCGTGCGCAGTGCCATGCCGACCTGCCTAACCGCGCTTACGGCTTCCCTCAAATCGTGAACTGGGAGCCCAACGGCGGCGAGGTGCAGACCTCGCAGGTGGGTTACGGGCCTAATGTGTACAACGGAGTGAGCGCACGCACCGATGCGTTCACTATCGACAAGTACCGTCACTACCTGCGTGCCGAGATACTCAAGAACGTCGACGAGGAGTTCGACATGTACCTCATCGACGCCAAGAACAACCTTTACGGCCTCAACGACGGCACCGACACCCTTGCAGGCGTACCTGTGACCATCTATCCGAGCGGCAACGACCACCCGGGCGCAAGCGACAAGGCTTCGCTTGCCGTGAATGTGGCCTATGTCGACGTCGAGGATTACATGATTAATCTTGATGTTGCTCCCCTGGGCTTCAACGCCCGCACCGCTGTTTACGGGCTGATGCCCGTTACGCTGGAGAAAGTCGGCAGCAGCGGCAACAACTACAAGATTGTCGAGTACTACGGCAAGGGCGATGCCACTGCCAAGTACGGGGAGCTCATTGCAAGCAACGTTGCGGAAGTCATCACCGGTGCCACCGCCGCCACCTATGATGCAGCAGGCAACCAACTCACGTTAACGCTCGGCTCGGGTTCTTCCACTCCTGCACTGAAGGCAGCTTCAGCGCTTGAGAAGAAGGGCATCTACGGCATTGAGCCCTACAAAGCATCATGAAGTACGAAGGTGTGACCTTTGTCACGGAAGCAGCCAAAGCGATGTCGAAGGAGGTGTTCATCAAACACCACATAGACAACTTCTGGCTCGACCGTGACAAAGAGACGCGCAAAAAGATGTTGGCGGACGTCTACGAGCGCATCAACGGAAAAGAAAAGAAAGCCTAATTCCCCCTTTATCGCGACAGGGTGTGCGCCGCCAAGTGTGACGTGCACCCTTTTTCCAAACAGACTATGAACATCAAGGAAATGCGTGAGAAGATAGGCCGTGCGAAAGCTCAAATTCGTGGAGAGATAGCGCGGTGCATGGATACCAACAAGCACGAGATGGTGGTGTCGGTGCGCGAGCAGCTGTATTCCGGCATAGACGGGAACGACGCCACACTCTCGCCATCCTACAGCCAGGACCCCTACTTCGACAACAAGCGGGCCGGGTTCTTTGATGAGGAAGCCGACCACTGGGTGTCGTGTTTCATGCACCCCGAGAGGTATATTGCCTGGAAGCAGCGCATCACCCCTCCCAAGGACAGCTCCATTTTAGGGCTTCCGGCGCGGTCAAGCGACACGCCCAACCTTTTCATCGTGGGTACGTTCCACAACTCAATCGATGCACGGGCGACTGCCGGCGGAGTGGAGCTGTTCTCCTTCGGGTGGGACAGCGGTCCGACAGTGGAGAGAAAGTACGGCTCGCAGATATTCGGGCTGGGCACCATGGCAGTGGGTCGCTTCAACGGCAAGTTTCTATGGCCTTGGCTGCACAAATGGTACGACAGCCTATGAGTTGCAGGTGTGTGCAAGAGCAGTGGCAGCGCGACCGCGACAAGCAGCGTGCGTTGGCCAAGAAAACAGCCGTCATGCTCGGGCGGCCGCAAGTCTTATACAAGACCCCGGATGGCAAATACCGCTTTGTCACCGACGGGGAGAAATACAGCGGTACAATTGAGGAAATAATAACACAATATTGACAACATGGCGAAAGAGACGTTAATCACCGACCTGGTTGCGCAGGACGCGCTCGACCAGCTGGACAAGTTAGACACCGCGATAGAAGGCACGCTTGGCAAGTTCCAGGACTGTGCCCGTGAGCTTGCGAGAGGGCTGAAGGTAAACGTTGAGGTCAACGGCGATCTCGACCGTCTGAAGGATTTGTCCAACACGCAGATGCAGCAGGCAGCCCAAGCCACGCAGCAGCTTACCTCGCAGTTGCAGCAACAGCAGCAAGTAGTGAGCCGCACCACGGCGGCCATTGCAGAGCAGTTGCAGAAGCAGGCACAAGCCAACGAGGCGACGCGCCAATCCGTTAGTGTGAACCGCGAGGCAATGGCCATTACCGACAAGGTGCTCGGTTCACTTCAGGAGAACATTCACCTGCAAGCGCAGTACAAGGTGCAGATCTCCCAAGTGAACAAGGAGATGAGCGACTTGAAGAAGCAGTTCGACAACGGAGGGCTCACACAGCAGCAGTATGCCAACAAGCTCGCCCAAGTTACTGCAAGAAAGACCGAGCTCACTGTTGCCTCGCAGAAACTGCAAAGCATCATCAATGCCGACCAAAAGATAATGATGAGCGCAGAGGGCAGCTACGACAACATGTCACAGTCCCTGGTACGACTGAAGCAGGCCATGAGGAGCGATGACGCAACGAGCCTCAGCGCGGAGCAGATGCAGTTGCTCATCCAGTCCGAGCAGCAGCTGAGCAACGAGCTGAAGCACCAAGACGAGCTCATGGGAGAGCACCAGCGCAATGTGGGAGACTACGCTATCGCCTTGCAAAACGGTGTTGCCTCAACGGACGACCTCAACAGGGTGCTGGGTGTCAATGCCGCCACCATAGAGGGCTGCATCGAGCAGAACAAGGCATTGGAGGAGGCAAAAACCAAACTTGACACGCAGGACTCTAATTATACGCAGACACTTGAACGCATCAACGAAAAGATAGCCGAGAACAAGCAGCGCATTTCCGACGTGAGCGACATCCTCGGAGTGCAGGCCCACTCGGTCGAAGAAGCAGAACAACAGAACAGACGTCTTGCCGAGGCGCTGAAACTTATCGACGACAGAAGTGCAGGGGCATCGGAAAAGATACGTGCCTACAATGCGCAGATCCAAGCGAACAAGAACTACATACAGCAGAATGCAAGCAGTCTTCGTGACAACACGAAGGAGAGCAATGCCTTGTTTCAGCAAATCGCTGGCCTCGTTGGCATAAACACCAATTTCGGTGCCTCGTTGCGAGGCCTTTCCGCGAATGCTGCCAAGGGCGGTTCCCTGCTCACTGGTATGGGCAACAGCCTCAAGGCATTCGGCAGCACCCTTTTGGGCTTGCTCAAGAACCCCTACGTCCTTGCCGTGGCAGGTGTGGGCATGGGCTTCAAGTGGTTCTATGACTACAATAAGGGGCTCTTGGAGGCTACCCGGCTGACCAAATACTTTTCCGGACTGACTGGAGATGCGATGAAGTCTGTGCGCGACAACGTGCAGGCAGTCTCAGACACATTCGGGCAGGATTTCACCTCAACACTGAAGGCAGCCAACGCCATTGCTGCAAATATGGGCGTGAGCATTAACGAAGCCGTCGACCTGATTTCAAAAGGTTTCGCTGCCGGAGGTGTGAACAGCCAGCAGTTCCTCTCCAACCTTGAAAGGTTCGCGCCCACTTTTGACAAGATGGGCATGAGTGCCGAGGAAATGGTGGCAGCTTTGTCTCAGATAGACAAGGCAGGTGTCAACTCGCAGAGGGCATTGATGGCTATGAACAAAGCCTCGTTGCAGCTGCGAACGATGAGCAAAGGCACTTCGGAAGCACTAAAGGGCATCGGCATTGATGCCTCCGAGATGAGCAGGCAGGTGCAGAATGGAGAGAAGAGCGTTAAGGAAGCGTTGAGCGAAATCGCCGAAAAGCTGAAAGGCATGGGGGCGAACTCAAAGGAAGCCGCAGCTGTCATGAAAGAGCTGTTCGGTGCCCGTGGAGAGTCCGCTATCGGTGAGGGCTTCTTGACGTTTCTTGCCAACGGCAACAAGGGACTTGAAGAGCTGCTTGGCAAGCAGGACAGCCTGCAACGTTTGAAAGTCAAGGAAGTCGAGGTCAACAAGCAGCTCAACGACGTGCTTGCTTCGATGTTCGACATGACGGGGGGAGGTTTTGAGAGCATCACCGCAAAGGCAAAGATATGGATTAAGGAGGGGCTGATAGTTGCAATCAAGTGGGTGGTTGACCTTATCAACTACTTCATAGAATGGTACAACGAGAGCATGATTGTACGTGCAGGCGTACAGGGTATTTATAACGCCATACGCACAACCTATGCCTTGCAGAAAGTAGTCTTCAACGTTGTCATTGACGCCATCAAGGCTGTAGGAAGGGGACTTCATGCGCTTGGAGACATCGTTGAAGGAGTGTTCACCTTGAATTTTAACAAGATTAGCAGTGGCTTCAGCCAGCTCATGGGCAACTTCAAGGTCACATGGACTGAGGTTGCCAGCGATGCTAAAGCATTCGGCAAAGAAATCGGCAACAACTTCGTGTCGAGTATTAACGCAGTTGTACGCCCTAAGAAGGTGGCATTGATTAATTACAACGCTGTCGGAAGTTCTGACGTAGGAAACGGAGGTTCAGGCCGTAGCACTGGTGGAGGCAATGGAGATGGTGGCTCAAGTTCAGGCTCCAGCAGCAAGAGTGGAAAGAGCAGTTCCAGCAGCAAGACCGAAGCAAGCAAGGAGGCGCAGGAAGAGTTGAAGATTATCGAGCAGCTCGAAGAGCTCAAGGTCAACGCCATGCAGGACGGGATTGCAAAGACCCTCGCCCTCATCCGCCTGGAGTACAAGAAAAAGCTCGACGCCATCAAGGGGCACAGCGCCAAAGAGGAGCAGCTGCGCGTCGGTCTCGCTAAGGAGTGCTCCGTGAAGGTCTCCCAGGCGCAAGCAGCCTACGATGCCAACCGCGCAGAGATAGACTTGAAGAACCGCCTCGCAGCCGTCGAGGAAGGCAGTGAGGAGGAATACCACCTCAAGATGGTTGAGCTTGACAGACAGTATGCCCTGGAGGTGAAAGAAGCTGAAAAGACCGGTGCCGACGTGCAGATTATCTTCGACAAGTATAACAAGCAAATACTCCAGCTGAACCAGGACTACGCCAAGAAGAAGATGGACAAGATTGCCGGAGCTTCCGCCCTGGAGCAGGCACAGCAGGATGCCGCCCTGCAAAACCGCCTTGCCGCGCTCAAGGGGCAGGAAGCAGAGGAGCTGAAGGCTGTCGGCAGCAACGAGGCAGCTATACAGGCCGTCAAGGACAAATATGCCAACCTCGCAGCAGAAGCGCAGGAAAAATATGCCATCGAGACCGCCAAGAGGCAGATGGATGCCTATAAGAAGCAAATCGACGCATTCCGCGGTGAAGGATCTTTTGACCTCTTCTTTGCCGACGACCTTGGCGACGTTGAGGGCAATGCCGACCTGCTGGAGAAGATGGGCATGGAGCACGACCAGGCCGTGCAGCTTGCGCAGGATATGGCGAAGAAGCAAGCAGAGATTGCCAATGCCGTGCAAGATGCAGAAATCGCAGCAATCGATCGCGTCAATGAGAAAGACAAGAAAGCTCGTGAAGCGAGGGTAAAGAATGCAGAGGATTGGTTGCAGAAGACTGGAGAGGCAATTGAAAAAATAGGAGGGCTTGTAAGTTCCATCTACGACAGTCAGATTTCAAAGATTGAGGAGCTTCTCGATGCCGAGCAAGACCAATACGACAAGGAGGTGGAGCACATCGAGTACCTTGCCGACCGTGGGGCAATCACCACCGAGGAGGCAGAGATACGCAAGCGCGATGCTGCTGCTGCAACGGCTGTCAAGCAAGAACAGCTTGAGAAACGCAAGGCGCAGATAGAATACAAGAAAGCCTTGATGGAAAAAGCCAACAACATCGCACAAATCGGTATTGCAACCGCTCTCGGCATCATGCAGGCTCTCGCAATGTGGCCGCCAAACGTACCTTTGTCCATTTTTATTGGTGCCATGGGTGCGATACAGACGGCAGCAGCACTCGCACAGCCTATCAAGGCGTATGCAGAGGGAACGAAGAAACCGCACCCCGGCGGTCTTGCCCTCGTCGGCGACGGAGACAAGGCAGAGGTCGTGCTGTACAACGGCAAGGCTTGGGTGACCCCTGACTCCCCAACGCTCGTTGACCTGCCGAAGGGTGCAGAGGTGTACCCCGATGCCGACAAGGTGCAGTTCATGGGAGCCGTGGGCGACATTCCTCGCGACCGCGTGACGGGACAGCCGATCATCATCAACGACTACTCGGCATTGGAGAGCCGTGTTGCAACGAACACAAAGGCTTTAAGTCGAGAGTTACGTCAATTCAGCGACCGGATGGCTCGTGAGATGAAACGCCAAAAGTTCAACGCTTATCTTGCACAACGGATATGATAGAGCGACTTGACCAACTGACGCTTGCAGACCTCATCGAGGTGTCGTGCGGGAACATGGAGTGCCTGCTGCAAGGCGGCAAACCAAAGGATGACAAGGAGGTCGCCAGGCTTGCCAACCGCTTGTTCGAGGATTATCTCGCAATCGCCTCGCCCAAGCAGGCGAAGATGAACCTTGCCGAGTCCGAGGAGCTGGTGAAGCTACGCATGAAGGAGAAGTGCTTGCGTATCTGCATTGCCTTGTGCGGCCAGAACCGCCATGACATGGCAAAGGTGGTGCTCATCGACCTCGACGTGGACGATGACCTGCTTACATCCAACGAGAAGATTTCTCTGCGGTGCAGGGCCATGCTCGACGAGGTGCAGTATGAAATCAAACGAATGGATGAGCTCTCGCAGGAGAAAGGCAACAAGAAACTCTCCGTCGATGCGATACGCAAGTCGTGGTACAGCGAAATATCCTATGTCATGTCTACGTTGAAGATGAGCATCGACCCGGCTGCCACTAACGCAGCCATATACGCCAACCTTGTGCGCCAGGCCGGTGAGCGCAGCAAGGCGCTGTCCAAGATGCCGATCATGGCCGGGATGCTGTTCTGATTATTTTCTCGTTTCTCAATATTGTGTCTCAGAGGGGCGCGGGTTTTTATCTGCGTCCCTCTTTTTTGCACAATTTTAGGTTGATGTGTACGAAATGTGCACATGGCGCAGATAACTTTGCACCGCACAACACAAGAAACACACAATCTAAATCATGAACAAAACACAACGTGAATTGCGCAGATTGCGCGGCGATATGCGAGCAGCGCAACGGGACATCGACCACATCAAGGTGATGCTTGAGAGAGAAAGGAGAATTGACCTGCTTATCGGGCAGATGAAACGCAGCGCCCGGCAAATGCTACTCTTGAGCCGTGGACTTTGACAGAGCAATCGTGGAGGCCTACTATGCGCTCTTGGCGATAGCCAGGAAGCAGTACTACCACGACGGGAGGGCACACGACCTCGCTGCCGACACAGTGGTGAGAGCCCTTGAGGCCCGCGACCGGTACGATGGCCGACCTCTGCTTGCTTGGTGCCGTGCAATCATGCGCAATCTTTTCTTGAACGAAAGGCAAAGGCTCAGCACCACCTGCACGCAGCCACTTGGTGAATGGAACGAGCCCGGAGGTGTCGAGGCCGACCAGCGGGCTATCGTTGACGACATCCTCACAGCAGTGGGCGACATGGAGCGTCGCTCGGTGGCTGTAGGCACCCTCATGGACTTTGCAAGGGGGTACTCGCAGCAAGAGATAGCGACCGCGAGAAGCGTACCCCTCGGCACGGTCAAGCGGCGCATTCACGACGCGCGGATGATGCTATCGAAATCGGTCTACTCCTTACGTTAAAAAGAGTTGGAAGGCTGCATTTTGAAGTTTGTAAATTTGTGTTATTCGTTATTATACGCTATCTTTATGGTACAATAATAAACTATAAGTCAAACATTTAATTCATTTCTGCTATGATTACAAGCAATGTAAATTTCCGCATGAGAGTGATGTTCTTTGCACATCACATTTTCAAGACCACCGCCACCACATCATGGAGTTCAGCCCTCAAGAAAGCCTGGCAGCTTTACCGCCTTGCCAAGCTGATGCGACACGGTGTGGTCAAGTTCTACTTTGAGAAAGTTGATGGCAGTGCCCGAGTTGCCTACGGCACCCTCTGCAATCTTCCTGCCGGCATCACTTCCCGAAAGGGCTGCAAAAAAGCGCCCAACTTCGGCACCATGTGTTACTGGGACACCAAGAAGCAAGCCTTCCGTTCATTCCGAGTTGAAAACTTCATTGCAATGGCCGTATGAAAAAAGGAGCGATGATTTTAAAGACTGACGGCAGCGTGCAAAAGGTGCAACCTGCCAACGGCAGCGACTTCACGCTTGAAGAGCTGCAGGGGTTTGTAGATGGGCTGATAGAAATCATCGACATCGGCTCAGACATGATAATGGTAGTCAACGAGGAGGGCAAGGGAGTGCTTGAGCTAAACAAGAAAGCAACTGTCCTCGCCAGGACAATGATGGCCATCTTCCCACATGACTACATCGCAGGCGACGCACTGATATGCCCGAGCGACATGGTGCAGTGATGCACACGCGAAAGATAGATTTAGTGATTGTACGTATCATTTAACTGTCAACAAGTTACCGTCTTTTCAGTGCTTATCTAAGGCGTCAAGATTTTGGCAATTTGGCAAGTCGACTGAATTGACGGTTACCTTTGGTATATGCTAACGAAGTATATACTTACCATAGGTTCCACCGAGCACGTCGTAACGGATGAGTGCTTGAAGAACTGGGACGAGATAGCCTTCTCGCTCAAGCGTACCGACTACTCGGGCGTGATGCGGTCTTTCTCGACGGAGTTCGTCTTTGTTGGCAAGATAAAGGACTTGCTGTGGGAGCTGTATCTTGCAGACGGCTTCAAGGCTTCGGCAAGCGTTGCAGTGTATACGATCACCAATACGCATGAATGGGAAAAGCAGTACGAGTCGGCACTTGACTTCTCCACGGTGGAAATTGAGGACGACGCATTGACCATCAACGCGCTCGACAATGCCCTGGCATCGTTGCTCAAGAGCAAGAAGTCGCAGAAATACGAGTACCCTGTGAGCGAATTCTCCGCCACCAGGGTCAACGTGACGCGCATGGAGATAAAGAGCTTCGCCAAATGGTCGTTGCCGGTTGTCAACACGTCGTACGAGCCTGGAGGCACCTACATGACCGCATTGCTGAGCGATGACAGCTCACAAATCATCAGCAAGGAGTACATCGAGCCGTGTGACGAGATATGGAATTATGAGGGCAGCGACAACCGCTTCTTCGCCACGGTGCAAAAGAGCGGGCTCGATGCCGCGATCAAGCTCACGGGTGTCGTGCGATGCTTTATGTGCCCTTACACCAAGACCTCGGGAGCAAGCCCCGGAGCCTCCACAGCGGTGAGCACGCTGTCGGTGACTAAGCTCATCGAGGCCGACGACGGCGGCAACTTGGAGCGGCAGGTGGCGAACCTGCTCACCGACGACCTCTATCACAAGGTCATCCACGGCAACACCGTCAATGTGTTGGTCAACTCCATCTTGGAGAACGTGTATCCCTCGCTCAGCGAGTTGCAGAAAGCCGCTATGACACGTTTCGGCGGAAACGGCTATATCAGCAACGACTACAACGGCATCTTCGGCGTTGTCGGCACTAACGACAATTTCGGGGATTACTCGTATTGGCAGGGAAACACCGTATATGAGTTCCAAGACGGGCGCTGGATAGACAAGGGCGCGCCAGAGGGCTACTACCAAGACCGCAACATCGGCGACGGCACTGGAGGCTACACCGGCACTGCCACGATACCTTTGCCTGCGGGCAACACCGGCGCTGTGCTCTGCCTCAAGCTGACGGGCGGCAGGCTGTATATGCAGTACGCGTCGATGACGCTCAACTGGAGCGACCCTATACGCAGCACCTTGTCATGCCGCGGCATCTCGCCGCTGGAATACATCACCAAGATTGTGCGGAGCATTACGGGCACCGACACCAAGGTCACCATTGCCGACGACGATGCCGGGCTGCTCGCCAATACCATGCTGTTGGCCGGCGAGGATTTGCGCAACATAACCGGCGCGAAGATTTACGGCACGTTCGGCAATTTCTGCGACTGGATTGGAGCCGTGTTCGGGTACACTTACCGCGTTGACGGGTCTGAGTTGAAATTCCTGCACCGCTCCGCCGCTTTCGTCGACCGCGTGGCAAAGACTGTCGAGAATGTGAGCGACGTGAAATACAGCGTTGTCGACGACCTCATCTATGCCACTGTGGAGGCCGGCTACTCGAAAAAGGAGTACGGCGAGATTGACGGCCGACTGGAGAAGAACTTCACCAACTACTACTCCACCGGCTTCTCGCTTACCGACAAGAAGCTTTCGCTTATCAGTAAGTTCAGAGCGGACGCTTACGGCATCGAGTTCACTGCCCGCAAGAGCGAGAGCGAGACAACCGACGACAAGGCCGACGAGGATGTATTCTTCATCAACTACGCATACGACACGTCAACGGGGCTGAACACCTACCAGCCGAGCAACAATGACGCCTTCAACCCGAGTGTGTGCGCAAGCAACAATAAGGGCTTCATCGCCGCGCTGGGCAACGGCTCGGCCGTGACGCTGACGATGACCAGCAGCGACGGCAACAACGACCTGACCGACATTGTCATCGCTGCGGGCGACAACCTTTTCACCGCAGGAGAGCTGGACTTCAAGACCTACGACATGCAACTGCCTGACGACCTCAACGCGCTTGTACAGCTTGATTACAACGGATACAGGTACAAGGGCTTCATCAAGGAGGCGCAGTGCAGGTTCGGCCGTCTTAACGGGGTAGACTACAAATTAATCGTTAAAGATATAACCGCGCTATGAAGATAAGCCCATTTACACCGTTGCATTTCCCCGACGCCAACCAGTCGGACGGGTTGCCTTCGCGCTACACGCAGGTGTGGGCGACGTCCGACCACATCATGATACAGGTGATGGCGGACAAGGGCGAGGATGCCCCGGCCGCGACCATCAACGACGCGCACACCGGCGCATCGCTGTGGACGATCGTGTTCATGCAGTGGGACATGAACAAAGACAAGACGGTGTACTTCACCGTGCTCAAGGGCATGACGCCGGGGCACTACACCGTCACCATCGGCGGCAGCACCAGCGACGAGTTCCGCATCACCGACGATGCCATCGCCCTGGGCAGGACAACGCTCATTCAGTACCGCTTCAACGACAACAGGCAGCGCGATGACGTGGTGTCCATCATCGACCACATGGTGTACTTCTTCGATTTCCGCGTGCCGGGCGGCTTCAAGGACAGCGGCTGGGCTTTCGGCGTGAGCAACGAGCAATTCTCCACGCAGCGCAACGACTTGGTAGAGCTTTACGCCAGCGACTACCTCACCAAGACCTTCACCTTGGGCAGCTCGTTCGGTGTGCCGGTGTGGTACGGAGAGATGCTCAACCGATTGCTCACTTGCTCGTATGTGTACTTCAACGGCGAGCGCTATGTGCGCAACGACACCGAGGTGCCCTCCATCAACGTGCTCGTCGACGGGCTCGACAGCTTCGTGTTCACGCAAGTGCTGCGAAAGGCACAGGTCATCGACCCCACCATCGAGGCCTTGAACCAGGCTGTGATGCGTCGCATTTACGACGATGACACTAAGAAAATCTATCGTAATGCCGACATCAGCACAACAGAGAATATTAACCGCGAAATTTAGTGAATTGATATGACAGAACAGGAATTACAATCAGTCATCAACGTGGTGCTCTCGTCGATCAAGACAAACAGCCGGAGCATCGGGCAGTTGACGGCGGTGCAGTCGCTCTCCGACAGCGATTACTTCGAGGTGGATGGAGGCAGGAAAGTGGCCTATTCGGCGCTGCGAGACCTCATCTCCGCCTACGACATGGACAAGTTCCAGGAAACGCTGAAGTCGGTCGATGATGCCATCTACAAGTTGCAGACGGCACTTAACACGCTCGTCACCGGTGATGCCAGCGACGCCATCGACAACTTCCACGAAGTGATAACCTTCCTCGACGGCATTAAGGACAACGAGAAGCTGAGCGCCAAGCTGGTCGCTCTGCAAGAAGCAATCGACAAGAAGCAAGACCCTGCCACCACACTGGCAGGCTACGGCATCACCGACGCCTACACCAAAACCGAGACCGACAGCAAGCTGAGCGCGCTGCAGGATGCCATCAGCGCAAAGGTGGGAGCAATCAAGGCCGGCGACGGCGTGACCGTGGACGGCACGACGATAAGCGCAAAGTGCATCTTCCATGGCACCACAGGCACCTCGGTGCCAGGCACGCTTGCCAGCGGGGCGTACTTCTTCAACACCTCAACGGGGAAACTCTACACTGCCGACTCGGCAGGCACGGTTGCAGAGGTGAGTTGCCCAAGCGACTTCTTGTTGTACGACACCGCAAACTCGCGGTGGATGTATTACAACGGCAGCGTGCTTGCGGCTGTAGTGACCGACGCGACAGAGAGCGACATTGACGACATACTCGACAACATCTAAAACCCATATAGCTATGACTAAGAGACTCAATCTTGACTTGCTCGTCCGCTTTGCACAGGGGCTCAAGAGCAAATTCGCTAAGCGCAGCGAGGCCGTGGCCAGCATCGCTGGCGAAAGCGGCGGAAACCGCACGGTGAACTACACCCTTGCCGACGGCACAACGAGGACGTTCAGCTACTACGGCACCAGCACCGACGACACCAGCTCGTTGAAGATATTCCACGGGCTTGTGATGCCCGACATCACCGCCCTGTCGCCGAAATACACCGGCTACGTGTTCCAAACCACCGATGAAGAGCTGTGGAAGTGGGGCACCGACCCTGTGCAGGTGAAGCCTGAGGGAGACTTCTTCTTCCTCGACACCGAGAACACAATCCTGTACCAGTGGACTGGAAGCCAGCTCGTGGCAGTGAACAACATCGCCACCAACCTCGACCTGCGTGCAGGCGACGGAATGCTCATCGAGGCGGGCACCTTCAGCAGCCTGGGCGTGATAGGCGGCACCGTGTACACCGACAAGGACGCCGCGATCAATATCCCTGCCGCGGGCACATACGCCTTTAACGCGGCTACGGGCAAACTCTACACCGCCGGCATGAGGATGGTGCACAACACCGCCAGCCGCTACCTCAAGGAGATCGTGCCGCCAAAGGTATTCTTCTTCTATGACACGGCCGAGGGCAAACTGTATTTCTGGAACGGTGCGGCACTGACACAAAAGTAACGGAGCGAAATGCAAAGCACAATGCTCACACTCACGCTCACGCCCGGGCAAGGGTGCTTCTATGTGCGCGACCCCGCACAAAGGCGGCAGGCGGCCACCATCGCCGCCGGCGCGGCTGCACTGCCGCCGCTCATCGAACTGCAATGCGGCTGGCAGCGGTTCCAGAGCAACACCTGCGAGGTGCGCGGCGGGGAGCTGCGCGTGTACATCCCCGAGGTGGCAATGCTCACCGACGCCGAGGGCGTGGAGCACCGCGGCATGTGGATGCAGCTGCACGAGGGCACGCTGCTGGACAGCGACGAGTATTATAGCACTGCCTATAACATAGAGATAATCACAGACAAAGAAATAAATCAACTATTCTAACATCAAAACAAAATGACAAAATTCCTATCACTCGAGGGCCTCAAAACCCTCATCACAAAGCTCAAGAGCTACTTTGCCGCAAAGAATGAGGCAATTAAAAGCATTACGGGTAGCGGCAACAAGACGCTCACCTACACAAGAGCAGACGGCTCGTCGGGAACAATTAACTACCAAGACACCACTTATGGCACTGGCAACACCAGTACCGCAGGCCTAACCAAGCTCTACACGTCGCTTGGTGGGCAGACCGACGGAGCACCTACCAACAGCCTGCTCAACTCGCAGGTGTCGGCCCTTAATACCGCCATCGGCAAGAAGGCAGACAAGGCGGCGCTGGATGCTGCTTACGGCGAAATCAACATAGACAACATCGACAGTCTTTGCACAGCTGACGACATGTTGCAGGGCAAGCCTGCATGTTACACCGTGCTCTACACGTTAACGACATCAAATGGCACAGTGACGGTTAAGGTGGGCGTGCTGTGGGTGTATAGCGACAACCTGCGACACGTTGTGATGCAAGTGCTCAACACCAACTTCGTGCCCGACGATGACGGCACGTTTAGCAGTCATACGCATAATCATGACATGCACGAGTACTCGCGCATTTACTGCTACGACAGCAATGCTGCCAGCCATGCAGGGGTGGCAGTCAAGACTTGGACGCAGTGGCAGGAAGTGGGCGGCAAGGGCATTGTCGACCTCATCACCAATGTAGCACTTGCTAAACAGAACAAGCTCACGGCAGGACAGGGCATCAAGATTGTAGACAACACCATCAGCGTGCAGGTCGACAGCACACTGTTTGTGGTCGTAACCTCGCTGCCCGACGCGCCCGCAAGCGGCAACGAGGGCAAGATACATCTCGTGCCGCTGAGCAAGACTTCGACTAATAACAAATACGCCGAATACATTTGGCGCGGCACCACAGACAAGTGGGAGCAGCTGGGCACCATCAGCTCTAAGATGGACTTGAGCGACTATTCCACCACCGAGCAGGTTAAAGCTCTTATAAAGACCGAGACCGACGCCCGAACGGCAGCAGAAACCGCACTGGGCAACCGCATCAGCGCGCTCGAGGGAGACGAGGATGTGTTTCAAGGTACCGCTGGCAACGTAACAAGCATTACCACGGATTTCACGGGCTACTGGCTGGCCACCAACGACGAGCACTGTGTCTTAAAGTGCAGCGGCGGCGGCTCCCCAGTGCAAGTGCCCACAATAGGCACTTTCCTCTTCTACGACACCCCCACTGGCGATTGGTACATCGTCGACACGGGCAAGAGCACCACCAAGGTGCAGACATCAATCACCGACAGCGAAATCACGGCATTATTTAGCTAATCATGCGAAAATATCTCGACTACACAGGGCTACAGACGCTTGTAGAGAGGATTAAGTCCTGCTACCTGCTGGAAATAGGCGTATCGGGCGGCGCAGGGGCTATCATGGTCGACAGCACCGCCGACCGAGCCGAAATCAATGCCATCGTGGAGGGCAACGCCCCGATGCCCATCGCCGTCAAACTCCACATGGCCGACAACGAC